AGCTTGCCGAGTTGACACCGTTGAGCGTCGAGCCAACAGTTCCCCATCGCGTGTGGGCATAGGAGAGTAATATGCGACCGAGCCGAGGTATGGGCGATATGAAAGCGTCAAAGATGAAAAATATGGCCAAGGGCGGTCAGCCCAAGCTTGACATTTCTAAAGCTATCAAGAAGCCCGGTGCCCTGCGGTCGGCCCTTGGGGCTAAGAAGGGTGAGCCGATTCCAGCGAAGAAGCTGGAAAAGGCCACTAAGGCTCCCGGTAAGCTCGGACAACGCGCTCGTTTTGCAGAAATGCTAAAAGGCTTCAAGAAGGGTAAGTAAGATGGCTAAAGGTGGTTCGCCCATGGGCGGCGGCGGCTTCGGCGGTCAGCAACAAGGCGGCTTTGGCGGTCAGCAACAAGGCGGCTTTGGCGGTCAGCAACAAGGTGGCTACGGCGGCGGCTTTGGCGGTATGCTAGGGCAGAGTAGCGGTGGGTTCCAGCCCTCCCGCCAGAACTTTAACCAGATGCCCCAGCAGCAGCAGAACTTCGGCGGCTTTGATGGTGGCTACGGCATGCCTCAGCAGCAGCAGAACTTCGGCGGCTTTGGTGGCGGCTATAATATGTCCCAGCAGTACACTGATGACGGTAGCGGTTATGGCGGCGGCTACGGTATGCCCCAGCAGCTTCAGCAGTTCCAGCAGCAGGCGCGTCAGTATCAGCAGCCCATGCAGCGGTTCCAGCAGCCTCAGCGGTTTCAGCAGCAGCGTCAGTATCAGCAGCCTCAGCGGTTCCAGCAGCAGATGCCCCAGACGGATATGGTAAGCAACGCCGCGATGCCCCAACAGGGCTTTGGTGGCTATGGCCCCGGTGTCGCCAACTACGGCGGCGGTGCTCCGCAGCAGGACTTCGGTCCCTCTCAAGCTGCGGCCCAGAACGCTGCTCTACAGAACATGGGTATGCGCCAGTCAGACGGTGGTATGGACGCGGGCATGGGTGAAGCTAACCGGATATCTGCTGAACGGAATATGGCAGAACGCGCAGCGCGAGCGAATCAACCTCCTGCAAGTATGCAAGACCTTTTTAACGCGCTTCGAAGTCAGCAGAGCGGTATATCAGGTAGTGGTTCGCAGCAGATAGCACAGCAATCCCAGATGCCACCCGCACCCAACATGAATCAGACTTTCCCTGAAGATCAACGTATGCAGTTTATGCGTATGATGCAGCAGACGAACTTTAGTGGTGGGCGACCCTATGGACGCAGCGAGTACACACAGAGGTACTAATGGCCCGGTCAGATGAACCCAAGTGGAAACGCATTGTCGCCAGTGTTAAAGCTGGCGGCAAAGGCGGCAATCCGGGTCAATGGTCTGCTCGTAAGGCTCAGCTTGCAACGCAGCAGTACAAGAAAACTGGTGGCAGTTATAGCGGCCCTAAGACGGAAGCGCAGAAGTCCTTGTCTAAGTGGACCAAGGAGGACTGGGGTACTAAGTCTGGCAAACCCTCCACGCAGGGTTCCAAAGCTACCGGCGAAAGGTACTTGCCGAAGAAAGCAAGGCAGGCACTGACATCCAGCGAATACTCTGCTACAACCAAGGCGAAACGCGAAGGCACCGCTGCGGGTAAGCAGTTCACGAAGCAGCCCAAGGCCATAGCTGAAAAGACTGCGAAATTTAGATGACCACATCCGGCACCTCCACATTCAACCTAAACTTAAACGAACTCGTAGAAGAGGCGTTTGAGCGTTGTGGTGCCGAGCTTCGGTCTGGTTACGACCTGCGTACCGCCCGTCGTAGTCTCAACCTACTCACCATCGAGTGGGCAAACCGTGGTATCAACCTGTGGACTGTCGAGCAGGGGTCGATCCCCATGGTACAGGAACAGATTGTCTATGACCTGCCAGTAGATACGATTGACCTGTTCGACCAAGTCATCCGCACACAGTCGGGACAGCAGGGGCAGACGGACATCAACATCAGCCGTATCAGCGCCGATACCTACATCACGATCCCGAACAAGAACGCTCAGGGTCGTCCCATTCAGGTATGGATCAACCGTCAGTCAGGTGCGAGCTATCCGGTTACTGGCGCGAAGCCGCCGCAGATCAACGTGTGGCCTGCCCCGGATCAGAGCAACTACTACATCTTCTTCTACTACCGTCTGCGCCGCATTCAGGATGCCGGTAGCGGTATCACGACACAGGACATCCCGTTTCGCTTCTTGCCGTGCATGGTGGCTGGTCTGGCGTATCATCTGTCGAAGAAGATTCCCGGCGCGCTTGAGCGTACTCAGATGCTCAAGATGGAGTACGAAGAGTTGTGGCAGCAAGCCGCTGACGAGGACCGCGAAAAAGCCCCGCTGCGTATCGCGCCGCGACAGATGTTCTACTAGGGGGGTCTGTGCCAAATAGATTTGCCTCTGGTAAGTGGGCTATCTCGGAGTGCGACCGCTGTGGTCAGCGCTATAAGCTGAAGCGTCTTCGTAGCCTTGTCATCAAGACGAAGAACGTCAACATCCTCGTGTGCCCGGAATGCTGGGAACCAGATCAGCCGCAGCTTCAGCTTGGTATGTACCCGGTTGATGATCCTCAAGCGCTGCGTAACCCCCGCCCTGACGTCAGCTATTATCAGTCTGGACTCAATATAAACGGTAACCCCAGTGACGGTAGCCGTATAATTCAGTGGGGATGGAACCCAATTGGGTTTAGTAATCCTCTGGGTTTATCTGGGCTTCCAGATACGCTATTAGCAACTGGTCAAGTAGGGACCGTAACGATTACGATAGGGAGTTAGCAATGGACAAGAAAGACCTAAAGCAGGACAAGGCTACCGCAGCGGTGGCTGTTCACAAGCACGAGCGCGCGAAGCACAAGGGTGCACCGCTGACTAAGCTCGCCAAGGGCGGTAAGACCAACGCACAGATGCTGGCCATGGGCCGTGGCCTTGCGAAGGTTGCAAACCAGAAGAAATCAGTCCGCAAGGTTCCTAAGGACATGGGGAAGGTCGATAAAAATGGCTAAGTTCAGCATGAAGGTAGGTGGCAACGAAGTTGGCCCTGCCAGCGTCTACGCCAAGCCCCATACGATGTCCGGCGGCACTGAGATCAGTCTCGGTAACAACGGCTATCCGAACAACGTGGCTAACACCCAGACCGAACGTACCCGTGGTACCAAGAATACCACTCGGGGTTACGGACATAGCAAGAAGATGGGCTGATGGACTACGCTGCTCTGTTCGAGACCATCAAGGGATACGTCGAAAACGACTTCCCTAATACCTCGTGGACCGACTCTACTGGGTCGGGTACGGTGACGTTGACGTCTACCGAACAGATCAACACGTTCATCGAACAAGCCGAGCAGCGAATCTTCAATACGGTTCAGCTTCTGGACCTACGGAAGAACGTGACTGGCAACTGCACAGTCAGCAACAAGTACCTCTCGGTGCCTTCCGACTGGCTGGCTAACTTCTCTATTGCTGTGATCGACGGCAGTGGTAACTATGAGTATCTGCTCAACAAGGATGTGAACTTCATCCGGCAGGCGTTTCCAAATCCCAACGATACGGGTCTCCCGTATTGCTACGCCTACTTTGACGAGAACTCGTACATCCTCGGCCCTACGCCTGATGCCAGCTACGCAGTGGAGCTACATTACTTCTATTACCCACCGTCCATCGTGACGGCTGGTACGTCGTGGCTTGGAGATAACTTCGACAGCGTGTTACTCTATGGCTCTCTGCTTGAGGCTTACACCTTTATGAAGGGTGAGCAGGATGTTATAGCCGGTTACCAGAAGCGCTACGATGAAGCGCTGGGTATGCTCAAGCAGCTTAGCGAAGGCAAGAATCGTCAGGATATGTATCGCAGCGGGCAAGCTCGCTATCCAGTGGGGTAATATGTTCAATCTCGCAACAGGTAACGTCGGTAGTGTTATGGTGATGGCCACTGAAGGGCGTGGTTTCACGCCTGAGGAAATTGCCGAACGCGCACTTGACAAGATCATCTATATCGGCAGTCAGACGCACCCGGCTATCCGAGATCAGGCTGAAGCCTTCAAGTGCAGCATTCGCCAAGTGCTTACTCAATACATGCACGAAGCTGTGCGGTCTCATAATGTGACCTTGGTAAACAAGTTCAAACAGGCAGGGCACCCAGAGCTAATCCCCATTCTAGACGCATAAGGAGATCACACCATGGCGATAACACAGGCAATGTGCACTAGCTTTAAGGCCGAGCTTATGCTTGCCGTGCACGACTTTCGACTGACCAGTGGCGATACGTTCAAGCTGGCGCTGTACACCTCGGCTGCTTCGATTGATGCAAACACCACGGCGTATACCTCGTCGAGTGAAATCTCGTCGTCGGGCACCAACTACACCGCTGGTGGTGGTACGCTGGTTAATCTCGGCGTGACTGCATCCAACACCTCGGCCTCGGCGGGTACCGGTTTCACCGATTTCACTG